AACACTCCAATCACTCAGACGACCAGTGCTCCCTTCGTACTGAACTTCGACAGAACAAACTTCTCCAATAACCAGAACCCCAAGAGGAGGTTCATATGAAGTCAGATTAACAATATCTCTCCCACTTTGATGGATAATACTTCCAACACTGTTCTTAATCACCCAATAAGAAGCAACATGAGTTTCATCTGTATTGACACCAACAAAATTAGAAGCGGTGAACGATTCGCCAGATCTAGTAAAATCAGCACCATCAATAGGACTTAAAATAACAGGAGTTTCGACGTAGATATCTAGAGTCCTGAAACTCTGAATTTCACTCCAGCGGCTGTAGTCCCCTACAACACTTTTATCCCTACAACGCCACTTAAAATCACTGTTATCAAGCAGTTCTACGGTAACAAGCCAGCTATCTGCATCAACCTGACCAGAAGCAACAGGACTACTAAAGTCGCCACCAATCACATCAACCTGAAATTCTCGAAATTCTCGAAAGTGTGAGGAATACAAAGCAGCATACGGATTCCCAATAAGCTCCACATTCACAGAAACATCAGTAGCACCATTCAGAGGATACATAGCTTCCGGTGTCAGAATCCGGGCTTCCTTGATATCACCAACGCTCAATCGAACGTCATTACCACCCTTAACCGCATAGACGAACTCACTACCATCCACATTAGTCTCAAGCGGGATGGACATCAAATTTTTATCAGCCATTTATGTTCTCCTATAATAACAACACTATTTGTATTTATCGGATAACATAAATACATATACCTCATATCATCAAGGAGACACCTATGTACACAAGTTACGGCTATTTTGATCAAGGCAAACTCATTGCCCCTGTTGCAATGCGCTCTCGATTCAAGGAAATTGGTGGCTGGCATACTCTCAGTGACGAGCAGCGTGCTGTTCATCGCTGGTATCCATGCGTGGTTATCAACGAAAGCTATGATGCCCTTCGTCAGATTCGTTCAACCGCACCGATCATCACCTTCAACCCAGAAGAAAAGATCATCACCTGCACCTATACGCTGGTTGATAAACCAATTGAAAGCATCAAAATGGAACACAAGCAACGTATCACCGATGCTCGCTACGATGAAGAAGTTGGTGGCGTCGAGTTGAATGGTGCTTTCATTGACACCGATCGCACCGCCCAGACTCGTATCGCACAGGCCAAGACGCTTGTGGATACCGACCCAGCCATCAGCGTAGACTGGAAGGCTGCTGGTAATCAATGGACTACTCTGGATGCCCAGACAATCACTACTATTGCTCTTGCAATCGGTCGCCACGTCCAGCAGTGCTTTACTAAAGAAAAGAAGCTACATGAGCAGATCGAGCAAGCAGAAACCATTGATGACGTACTTTCCATCTCTTGGGAGTAAGTTTTAATCAGCCAAGAAAAAGCCCCGTCTTTAATATCAAGACGGGGCTTTTTCTTATTCACATATCAACCAAACCGAATCTCCATATAATCAACCTCACCATCAACAAAGTTCAGGATATCCTCAAGCAGTCGTTCCTTCTCCTGTGCTGCTTCTTGAATGTATTCACTACCAGCAAGAGACATATCACCACTTGGTCCGGGGAGACTCTGAAACTTCCGATAGGCCATCCCAATCATCTCCTTTGCCTCTGCAATGGTCCAGCGAATGATCCAATCAACCTGGGCGTATTCGTCGTCTCCAAGGTTCATATAGCACTCAACAAACCATGTGGTCTTGGCTTCCGGTTTCTTTAGAAGGCTCAGTTCCTTTGAGAACTGATCAAACACAAACTGCGCCTCGTATGCACTCATTCGCTTTAGACGCTCCATTCTATCAAGAGTCATCTCATAGCTCAGGTTATCAAAACCTCCACATCCGCCTCCAACGATCGTGTCATTAAACAGGTCATTGAAAGCAACCATAGAGAAGGCATCTTCAACATTGAAAGCGGTTCCCGGTTTGAGAATCTTTACAACAGTATCAACGTTCTCTGGTAGCTGATACACCATCTTGGTCTTATCAACCTCGATAGGAATGAACTTCCTTCGATAGGTGTTGTGACCTTTTTGTTGAAATGTCCTTTTGGCTTTTCTGAAACAGACTTTAAGATCTCTTTCTTCCAGTTCAACATCAATAAGACCGCCACCGAGGCTACTGATGACCTCCTCAAACAACTCTGCTACTTTTTCTGATACAGCCATTTCTTATTCTCCTGATTTAGAATGTCTTGTTGAGATCATCAAGGAACCCAGCCTGAAGATCGTTTCGGTAATCAATGTCCTCGACAGGTTGTTCTTCTGGATTCAGATATACCCCTTCAACTGGTACTTGCTCCTGATACACGGTGTTAAGACCCGCCATGATATCGTCCATAATAGACTCGTTATCCTTATCGACAATGATCTCTCTGGTGGCCCGAGAAGTCTTCAGAGGAGTGGCGCTCACAACAACAGTGAACTTCTCTGCTTCTGATCGGAAATCTACATCGGTGATCTCCCAATAGGCATCACCATGTTTCTCGAAGAATGGAAGCTCCAGAACATCTCCAATGATCAACTCTCTGCCTATAGGCAAGAAATCGTCTACATGTACTCTGAATCTTGTTTCATCCTGCAGTGGGTTGATTAGACCGAATCTGCTGAAGTCTGTTTTAGTATCAGGCAACGATTCCATCCCAACCGGAATTGGAATTGGTTCATCAGAATATGCCCTGTCTGGAACCTCAAAGAAGACCTTCGATTGAATATCATCAATGTCCGGTGCATCGTTTGCTCGGCTCCCAAGATATCTATATACGTTTGCTGTTTTGAAGGTGAGGCCGAACGCCTCATACGAAAGGCGTCGTTGTAAGGAGCGAGTCTTACTCCCATACACCCCGATTTTTCCGACTCTGCGTAGTTCTGTCATTAGACGATACTCGAAATGATTGAAATCTTGCCTAGAAGATCAAAGAACCCGTCCCCGGTCTTCTTGATGCCTCTGTGAGGCGCTGTGGTGCGTTTTGAGACACGATTCCGTTTAGTCCGTAGCCTCGCCACGGTTCTGTTAACATCGTCCACAATGCGCCTCCTGCGGTCTACGCGATACTTCTGGATCGGAACGATGTCCAGATCAGTCTTCGCTTTCGTATCGAGCAATAGACAAACAGGGCTGCGTCTGCGGATCAAGATACCAGTACCAGAGGGATCATTAAACGCGATGTAACCAATGTCCTTATAGATCCGTGCCCAGATCTCGTCCTTAGCACCAGAAAGGATTCTACCCGCCTCCCAAAGCCTCTCAAAGGGTCTGCGAAGTAGGCTGTTCTTGGTGACACTCTTCTTCACCAACTCAAAGTCATCCTCAAACACATATGGAAGCTGTTCTATAAGACGAAGATCCTTGATCAGATCCTCGTTGGTGTAGTTACGGATATCCTCAAGGAATCTACCAGAACTCTTCTTTACCCTGAAAACATAGGCATAAAAATCTGAACTGCTTGCCTTGCGTCCGACAACATCCTCTACCCTATACGACACAATACCGGCAGGGCGAGTACCATCGCCATCCTCCACATATCTACTGTCGTCGGTGAATGAAACAAACAGATCAAGACGCCCATAGTAGAGTGCCCTGAGTTCACTAACATCTAGATACGAAGCAGCACTGAATGATTCTGTTAGAAGTTGATCAAAATTTTTGCTCATATGCATTGTTCCTTTGTCTTCAACCTATTTATTGATAAATAGGGGAGATCGCCCAATATAAGAGGTATTACCATGGCACTATACGAATACAGAAAAGGAGAACAGATTGAACGGTATATCGCTCAGTTCATGCGAGTTTTCTCCGGGTTTCAGGTAAGGGATGGGGTTGAACGGGACGGAGCCTATCTAACAAAGAGAGTTCCTGTTGTTTATGGAAACATGTCTCGTATCGTCGCAAGCATCATCAACAAGCGAGATCATATGACCAATCAGACCGTCCCTATTATGGCTGCTAATATGGTTGGTCTTACTCCTGACCCGAACAACAAGAAGTCGCCACATCATAGGGATACCCGGTCTATGCATGTCACTAACAACCAGTTATATGATGTGGTGGATAGGTTATCAGGCCCAGCCTTCATTATGAACATGGAGCTTAGTGTTTATGCTAGTTCCACAACAGAACTCTTTGACATTGTAGAGCAGATTCTTCTTATTTTCAACCCAAGAGTTACCATCCAAACAAGCTCACAGATGCTCAACTCTTCATATATCACCGATATCGCTCTTACCGGAATCCAACCAGAAATCCAATATCCGATGGGGATGGAGAGTCCTATTGCCATGATGGCTCTTGTATTTGAGGTGCCTATTCGCCTCAACTACCCACAAGGAACCAACGATAAGATCATTCTCAATATCACAGAGAATGTTAAGACCACCGACAACCAACATATCGAGACGTTCAATATTACCGGAGACACCAGCACCGGAGAGGTGGTTATCACAAAAGGAAACCAGACCCCATGAAGCCAATGACATTTGAAGAACGTCTTCTGAATATGAACGAGAAGAACCGTAGGGTTGATAACTTCTATGTTACCTTCTACGGCATTCCAGAGAACATTGCAAACATCCTCGGCAGGCAGGTAAAGAGCATCACCAGACCAACCATCAACTATGAGGTTGAGAACACCCGCCACCGGGGCAACACCTATAAGGACAAGCAGAAGCTGACGTTCGAGCCTGTTACCTTGGCGGTTTACGATGACGAGAACTCGGTAACCAGTACCTTCGTTTATGTACAACTGTTCAGACAACAGGGGAAGTATACCGACAAATTTGGACAGATGGGTCTTGATAGGAACTACAGATTTGATATCAAGGTGGAGGTGTTCAACTCAAGCAATCAGGCAGTGGAAGGATATTACTTGCGAGATTGCTTTGTTCAGAACGTGGACCATTCCGACCCTGTTATTGCGAGTGCAGATGAATGCGAGATCATCCTGTCCATCGAATACGACAACCTCGATATCCTTATCTTCGATGAGTACATTTCAATGAAAGGAGAGTAATCCATGACCAGATCGTATAAACAAGGGATCTACGAGGTAACCAACATGTCGAAGTACATAGGAACCAAGTCTCCTCGATATCTGAGTTCATATGAGCTGGAAGTGTTCCAATGGGCAGACAGATCTCCCACAGTGCTTAAATGGGGAGCAGAGGTTGTTGTTGTTGAATACTTCAACCCTGTTAAGAACAGGAAAGCCAGATACATCGTAGACCTCTTTATGGAATATGTAACCAAGACAGGAGAAGTCAAGAAGGCGCTGATAGAAATCAAGCCCAGTAGTCAGACAACTCCCCCCAAGAAAGGAAGGAAGTCCGAGAACACCTACATTCAGGAAAGCCTTACATGGATGACCAATTCTGCCAAGTGGGATGCCGCTGCCAAGTATGCAAATGACAGGGGATGGGATTTCCGCATCCTGACCGAGAAGTCCATATTCCGTTGACAAAAAAGCCTCTAGACTTATGATCTAGAGGCTTTTTTGTTACTTGTCGGAGAGGAGGGCAACAACGAGGGCAAGGATAATGATGATGATAGGCACAATGTACAAAGGCATTAGTACCAACCACCAACTCCAAGCAGCTACAGCCCCCACTTCGCCAAGTTTGAGACCGACGAACAGAACAGACAGCAAGACCAAAAACAGTTTCATAGGTTACCTTTCAATTTGTGTGTTTGTTGGATTCAGTATAACAGATCACATGGAGAATTC